GAAACAACACCGCCAGAAGTGCCCAATCGAATTATTAAAGGCGAAGCCCCACTCGTGCTAACTCCGTTAAACATCACTGTCACCCGCTTCACCCAGCTCGGAATGCCGGTGAAGTCAATACTGATGCCGCTGGTGGATGCAACTGCTGTGCCGCTGGTGATGCCACCCCTGACTGAGGTGCCGGTGATCGTTGTGCCGGTCAGTGTGGTGATCGTTGCGCTGCCATCAGCCGCCAGCACGATGTTGTTGCTGCCTGAGCTGGGGTTCTTGAGGTTGGTTGTAGAAAGGGTGCTCATGGCTTAACTCCAGGTGCCTTGGGAAGAGTTGCTACCGGCTGCACCAATAGGGACAAACCTGATATAGCTGCCAGCAACAGTGGAATAAGCACCACCAGGAGCTGCGCTAAGAGTGTATTGCGGGATAAAGGTGCCGCCTGCGTTGATGCTTACAGTACCACCAATGCGGAAATGAGCATATATTCCCGCCGCGGTAAATGCGGTCGACAAAACTATATTGCTTACAGAATTAGTTACAAAAGTTGATTGCGTGGTAGCAATCCGAGTTGATGGTAGTGCTCCGTTATCAAGTATCCCTTCTCCCCGGCAAAGAATGTTGTTTAGTGTTGCGCTTCCACCAAATCCAATACCTACTGTGTGTGATGTTGTGCCAGCCGTCTTGGTAAGGGTGTAGACGGCATCAAAAGCGTAAACTGTACTACCCGCTAGCGTTAGGCCAACGCCAAACATTGACTGTGCTGTATTAACGTCTGCCCCGGCAAGGTTTGAATTAAGGCGATAGTAAAGAGCACCTGCATCATTCACAAATGACAGCGCACCAGCACCGTCGGTCATCATTGTTTGGCGGGCGGTGCCATTTCCTGTTGGTAGAGCGATGCTGTTATTACCCGCCACGGCTGGGGCGGAAAGTTCGGTGTAACCCGATGTTGAGCCGTTGAGACGTATTGGCATAATGATGATGATGGGTTAGCGGAAAAAGTTTGCAGTAAAAGTGTCACGATCTATTGCACCAGCTGGTCGAGCGTCAATCATGCGAAACGACGTAGTGAGTATTGTTGCCAAGGAAAAAGATGATGGTATAGAACCTCCACCCGCGCCATTAGTAGAACTGCAAGTAAAAGAATAATTTGCATCAGGCATTGCCGTCGTAAAAGTTATTGTATAGTCGCCGGTTCCATTTTTATAAACACTAGACACGTTGCCGCTTCCCCGGATCGTCATGTTGGTGCCAGTGGACCCCGACCCATCAAAGTTGACCCAAGCGCGACACCCATAAATGGGGGCCGTCCCTGTCTGAGCGCCGTTGAGTTCAGCGCCGGTGATGGTCCCATCCGGCAACCCACCGACGCTGACGCCGGTGACTGTCCCAGAACCGTTGATCGAGATTGGAGCCATGACTTACACCACCACCCAGCTTGAGCCGCTGGGCACCGTGACTGTTACGCCAGAGTTTATCGTGATTGGCCCAGCTGTCACGGCGTTCCGACTGGCCGTCAACGTGTAATCGGTGGTCACGGTCTGGCCGTTCTCAAAAAAGACCCGGTCCGTGCCACCGCCCTTGGCACCGCTGCCGATCCCGCCCCAGGTTGCGCCGTAGCCCTCGAACTCGGAGTTGTCGGCGTTGTACCGGATCATGCCGGCGACCGGTGTTGGCCGTTGAACAGTGGAGCCAGCAGGGACCTTTATGGATCCGGTGCTGTTCAGGGTCACGTCGCCACTGATCGTGGCGGTCCCGCCGACCAACAGGTTCAGGTTGGTCTGAATTGTTTGGTCGCTGAAGTTTGGGTTGACCTTGCTCCCGGCAATCGCCGCGCTGGCGTTGACGTCAGCATTGACGATGGACCCGTCGACAATCTTGGCGCTGTTGACGGAGTTGTCGGCCAGCTTTGCAAGCGTGACGGCCAATGCTGCCAACTTGCTGGTGGTGATCGATTCATCGACCAGGTTGGACCCGGGAAACACAGCAACTGAGTATTGGCGTTGGGCCAGTACCTGCACCTTGTTGCCGGCCGCGGCCCCTGTGGCCAGGGTGATCGACGTGCCGTTGGTGGCCGTGTACTCGGTGCCACGAATCAGCAGGATTCCGTTGTTGTACACCTGCTCGAGGCCCACCGTGTACGTCAGGGCCTGCGACGTGTCGTCTGCACCGCTGAACAGCGTCTGGCTGGCCGTGGCTGTCTTCACCCAACGCAGCATGTCGTTGGGGCCAAGCACCGTCTGGCCGTCGTTGTAGTCCTGGAGCTCTTGGGCGATGTACAGGAGCTGCAGGTTTGCTGCATCAAGGTCAGCGGCGACCAGCGTCGATCCATCGGCAAAGTCCACCAGCGGTGAGCCTTGTGGCGTCACCCGCTTGATGATGACTTCAGATGCAGCAGCTGGAGCCACAGCAAGCTGGATCAACGTGTCGTTGACCCAGGTGATGTCTTTCTGCACTCCATCCACGGTGCATTGAACGTGCGCCTTTCGCAGATAATCGAAGGGCACGCTGAACTGGGTTGTGACCCCGTTAGCCGTAGGAGTGACGTAGGAGTAAGCCATCAGCGGTTAACGGGGGTGGGGGACCAGGGTGCGCTGGACTGCGCGGGCTGCAGACTGTTGTCCATACCGTACCGTTGAATGTAGGTTTTTTCAGCCTTTCGGGCTTCAGCAGCAGCTTCTTCAGCGGCAATCAGCTGGCCCTTGGCGGTGTTGAACTTGAAGTCGTCCTTGGCCAACTTCTTGTACCGCTGGATCTCGGTCTGGATTGCAGCAGCACGAAGGCTGACATCGCGGCTTGATGGGCCTTCGACGGGCCAGGACTGGTACTGCTTGGACTCGATCAATCTGGTGGCCGATTGCTCAAACGTCAGGCCGTTTTCGTCCTTGACGGCGGCAAAGCGCATGGTGTAGTCCTCGAGTTCGCCCGGGGTCAGGCGCATCTCAGGTCCAAAGTCAGAGGCCCGTGGCCCGGAGAAGTTGGTGCCTTTGCCGGTCAACATGCCCATCTCTTCGTGGACGGGGCCCAGGGTCTCCCGGCCCTGCTGGAACGCAGCGAACGGGGTGAACTGCATGGCGGCCTGAAGCCACGGCATCTCAGCTGGAATGATCTCTGCGCCCAGGATGCCCTGGGTCAGGATTGGCGCCCCGTTGATCCAGTCACGACGTGCCGGCAGGGTGTTGGACCACCCGGGCGCTTCGTTGCGTACCTCGTCCAGGGTCTCCTGGAAGAAGCCCATGAGGCCGCCGACGTCGCTTGGGTCCACAGTGCGGCTGACCGGATCTGTTTCCCGGCGTGCGGCACGCAGGGCAGAGCTGTACGGCACCATGCTGGCCACGATCCTGGACATGTACCGGGCCACCGAATTGCGCTGGGAGGGCCCGGTGATGATCTTGCTTGGGTTGAAGAACGCTTCGTACAGCTCGTTGAAGCCCTGGAAGTAGCTCTTGCTCAGCATGCCGCTGGTCGACAGCCGGGCCAAAGACAGCACCAGGCTGGCACCAAGGCGGTTGCGGTTCTCAGTGGAGAGGGAGTTGGCGATGTCGGTGTAATCACCGATGGCGCCAAAGAGGGTGGCGAACGGCTCTAGGGCACGCATGGACGTGGGTTGCGACCAGGCACCTGCGGCCTCGTCCCAGACCTGGATCGAATACGGCATCCGCTTCTCGATAGTTGTCCATTTCTCCTTGGCGGCAGGGTCAATCGGGCCACCACCGTTAAACCTCATGTACCCCAGGGCCGATCCCATCGCGACCATGGACAAAACTGCCGACCCAAGCGCTACTTCTCCAATGGCCCGATCCCGGGTAAAGGGGTCCTCGCTGGTGATGTCCCGCCACCACGTGTCGACAAAGACCGCAGCAGGCGTGTTGCGCATGGCCGACTTGATGATGTTTGACGGCACCCGTTGAAACGGCTGAACGAACTTGAAGATCGGTCCAATTACGCGCATGTTGGACAGCGCTTGCATGGCCTCACCGGGCAGCGACCCAACCCGACCGAAGGCCACGGGACCGTTGAGGGCAAAGTTGGCCAAGCGGTGCTGCAGCTGACCTTCGTCCACGTACTTCTGAGCGAAGTCCTGCAATTCATTGCCGGCCAGCCCCCTTGATTGGCCGATGCTGACCCCTTCCGCCAGGGTCCTGGTTTCCAGGTTTGCCCAGATGTCGTCAGTGAAGTTGATGGCGTTCATGAAGTTCTTGGCCTGGGGGCTCTCCATGACGACGTCGGCCAGGTTTTTGCCGTCAATCACTGCTGACTTCATGGTCTCCTGGGTCCTGGCGTCTGCGTATTGCTGCGCAAACTTCCAGGCCTCTGAGCTGAACTCCTTCATGCCGCGCTCCGTCGCCAGATCCATACCCCGGGGCAGGTGGCGCACGTGCTCGTAGGCGTACCCGGCGAGCGTGGAGTTGAAGGTGTCGATGCCGATGGCCAGGCGACTGGCGCCTGTCCCGACGATCTGCCACAACTTGTTGATGGTCTGGCCGATCGGGCGTTGGGCCATGTCCTGGCTCATATTGACGGTGTTGATGGTCCAACCCGTCGGTGCGTCCGGGCCAGACAGCAACTCGCCCTGGGCTTCACGCTGGGCGACACGGTCCAACCAGTCGAGGCTGCTGACGTCCATGTTCATCAGCGACCGGCCAGCCTTCAAGGAGTGACCGGCGACGCGCATGGCGTTGCTTAGGTTCATCCAATACTGCTGGAACATCATCATCGAGTACATGGCGCGCTTCATCTCGCCCTGGGCCAAGGCACCACCTGCTTGCTGCAACGGGAACCGAGCCAGGTTCAGCATCCCGTTGCCCAGGTTGGTGGTTGCGGTGACGCCACTGCTGATCAGGTTGTTGACCCGCAGCATCAGCAACCCATTGGGGCCAATGTTTTTCAGGCCAGGATCGTCGAAACGACGCCACCACCTGTTGCGCATGGCGGGTTCGGTGCCGGCACTGATCAGGCCCTGGGCCAAAGCATCGGCCGCGGCCTGAGCCTTAGGCGTGATCTCGCCACCGTTGGCAGCTTCCACCAGCTCGTCGTCGATCTTGCCGGTGATGGTCTCCTCGATCGGGCGGGCCCCTTCGATCTCGAGCTCCTTGGTGATGGCTTCCTCGATGTCGATGGCCTCAGCAGGCGGGACGGCTTCCTCGGCCACCTTCGTCGCCGGTGGCACCTTGTAGTTACGGGGCACCTGCATCTCAACGCCCAGCTGACCCCAGGGCCTGGTCACTTTCATGATGGCTTCGTGGGTGGCCCGGGCCGATTCGGCCGCAGTGATCAACCTGGCCAGTCGTTCGGACTGATTCAAGCCCTCGACGTTGGCTGAGTTCAGCCACATGGCAGCTTCCATCGAGGCCTCGACCTGTTTCTTGTCGGCCAGCCACATGGCACGGTTCAAGGCGCCCAGCTGGTACTCGTCAAAGCCAGCAATCAGGGGATCCAGGCCCCGCATGATGGCTTCGCCGTCCTCGCCGCGACGGGTGAACCAGTCTTGGTTCAGGGCCCGCAACTCCTCCCGGGTAAACACTGGGTAGCCAGACATCTCGGCCCGGTTCGGCAGCACCTTGGACATGGCGTTGTAACCATCGACCAGGTCTTCCTTGGTTGCGGTGTAGATCGTTTGACCGGAGGGGCTCTGGGTCTTCTGGAAGCTGTTGGTCAGCAGGTCCTCGTAGGTCACCTCCCCGCTCAACAGTTGCTCCTTGGTCATGCCAAGCTGCTGGGCAAACCGACGCACCCACTCGTCGCTGTTCTCGGGCCCAGGGCCAGGCTCAACTGGCTCCCGGGGTGGTGGCACCTCCGATGCCTGTTCACCGTTGATCTGGCCGGGCCTGACTTCAGCGTTGTTGGCCAGCTCGGATTCCAATGCGTCGCGCCAGTTCTTGGCCAAGTCGTATTCACCCCGTTGCTCAAGCAGCGCAATGCCGCGCATTAGCTGCTCGGCGGTCATGGCATCAAGCTCCTCAACTGTCTTGCCAGCCAGGTTCGGGTCAGCACCTGGGTCGTACCGCTCAAGCGGACCAAATGCCGGCTGCATGCCACTTGCCTTGCCCGTGCGCTGCAGCTCGCCGGTGTACGCCTTGCGATAGATGTCCTCGATCGACGTCCAGCCCCTGAACTGGGCTGCGTTGCCGATCTTCTCGACGGTGTCGATCAACTTGTTGATGACGTCGGTGGCGGCGACAACGCCCTTCAGGATGCCGTCGGCCCAGCGGGAACCCGTCAGGCCCTTGACGGAGTACAGGGCCTTCAGGTCCTCGATGGGGAACCCAAGCAACGCGGCAGCCGGCGAGACACCAGCTTCCATGGCAGGGCCGTAGACCTCAAAGCCCTGGGCCTGGGTCTCGGATGGCATCTGAAGTTTTGGCTTGACGCCAAGCTCCTTGGCTCGTTCGATGATGCGCCCCCTGCGGGCTGCATTTGAATCAGCAAACCAGAGGCGGGCCTTGGCAATGCCGGAGTCCACGACCTTGATCTGCTTCAAGGTCAGGTACCGCTGCTGGACGGCATGGAACGATTCGTGGAACGCGGTCTCCAACTTGTCGGCCCGATAGTTCAGCAAGTCCTTGAAGTGCTCCTTGGTTGCTGTGACCTTCAGCCGCATCCGGGTGAAGCTGATGGCTTCGGCGATCGGGTCCATGAACACTTCGCCGCGGCCGCCAAAGCCAGAGTTGGCATAGGGGTTGTAGGAGCCACCGATCTCTACGTTTCTGTCTGCTGTGCCGTGGGCCTTGGTCCCTTTCTTGACGACGATGCTGTCGTAGAACCTGAGGGCAATGTCATCGCCAGCAACTCGCCTGACGACGTCGGTGACTAACGCCTTCGTCTCATTTGCCACGTCCTCGGGGATAAGCCACTTAGCTGGCATCCCGGTGAGGGGTTGCTCGCCCGCTGAGAGCTGGCTCTGCGACTCCATGTCGGACCGCAGGTCGATCCGACCACCCTTGCCACCAGGAGTGCCAGCAGTGCCGGTCCACTCGATGCCGTCGTAGCCCTGCTCCCGGGCTGCTGTGGTGATGGCCTTGAGATTGGCGGTGCCGGGCAGGCCCAGGGTCAGTCGGGCGTCCGCCAGGTTCTCGGCCGATAGGGGGTCCGTAAAAGCAGCAGCAGGTGGTTCAACTGCAGCAGCAGCCACGTTGCCCATGGGCTGGACTGCTGTGCGTGGGGCCGGGGGTGGCGGAGTTCCCGCACTTGGGACACTCGGGGCCACCGCTTGAGCCGGTGGTTGCTCGAGGGGCAGCCGTGGCTTGCCACCTTCCGCTTCAATCGCAGCCCGGAGCCGTTCAAGGTTCTCGGTGACGATGGCCTTGGCCGAGCGCTTGGCGTTCACCTGGCCCGCCATTTCATTCAGCAGGTCCCGCACCGGTCCGGTGTACCCGGTGACCCGATCAAAGATCTCGACAGCAATCGCAGCCTGGCCCCGTGCGGCTTGTGATCCGGCGACGTCGACGACATTGCCGGCAGCCTCGAGGATCCCGCGCCGGCCTTCCCGGGCCACGGACGTCAACGCAACCATCTCCTCCCGCAGGGCCTTGAAGGCCTCGGTCCTGATGTCCAGCAGCTGCTCGAAGTTGCTGGTCCTGAACATCGACTCGAACCCGGGCAGCACGCCGCCGCCGGTGGCCTCAGCTGTCTGGGCAAACTTGGCCTCCTGCATGGCCTGCAGGATCTTGTCGGCCGACCAGTTGCCCTTGGCTGCAGCGGCTGCCACATCCCGGACCACGACGTCGTCGAGCTTCACGCTGCCCAGGGCCACAGCTTTCTCCAGGCTCAGCTTGCCGGTGACGCCTTGATCAAAGATTTCCTGCGGCAAGCGGGACAGGGCCACACCTTTCTGTGCCACGCCCTTGGTGACGTCGATGTTGCGACGGGCCATCTCCTCGCCGTCGATGCCCATGTCGCGCATGATCTTGGCGGCGTCCCAGGCTGTGCCTTGGCCCTCGGCAATGTTCTCCATTGCGCCGATGGCCCGGGCTTGCCGGGCATTTGGGGCATCGATCTCCCAGGTCAGGATGCTCTTGACGCCAGAACGACGGGCCAGGTCCAGGCGGTTGTGGCCATTGACGACCAGGAGCCGACCGGTCTCTGGGTCACGCCAGACGCTGACGATCTTGCCGAACAACGGGTCATAGGACTTGGCGTCCTTCAGGGACCCAGAGACACCAGCCTTGCCTTTGCCTTGGCCAGCAGCTTTGAACTGCAGCAGCGTGGGCTCTGTGCCGATGTCGGCAACAGCTGTTTCCCGCACCTGGGAATAGCTCGGCATGGCGTTGCCGCGATCCACCGTCGGCACCGGGCCGGCTTCATCGGGCACCGTGTTGGATGCCCGGGCCACCGCGGTATCGGTGAACGTCGTTGCTTCGACGAAGTCCTTGGTTGCAGCCTGCACATCAGCCCGGGGGTCATCAAGGCGGCCCTGGGTCTCAACGCCTTGTTTCTCCCACAGCGGCGTCCGGGGCCGCATGTCCATGTACGCCTTGGCAATGTCAGGCGCAGAAGGCTTGCTCTTGGGTGCGGCCTGGGTGACACCAGGGCCAGCGTTAGGAGCCGTGGCGACCTTGGCGTTAGGACCAACGGGAGCAGCGGTGACGTCGACTGTTTGCCCGCTGGCCGGGGGCTCAGGCGGAATGTTGGGGTCGGCGCCCCTGGCAGCGCTGGCAGCCTGACGGGCTTTGGCCAAGTTGATGATCGATTTCGCCACCCGGCCCAAGCCTTCGATGGTCGCACCTGCTGCTGGGCCAACGAAGAACATGCCTTCGACGCCAGACTTCCACCGCGCATCAGCAGCAGTGTCGCTAGGCGCAGAGCGCACCAGGTCGAGCAGCGGGGCATGGATCGGTGTGCCGCTCTGTTTCTCAACCCACTTCAAGACCTGATCCGTCAGGGTCGAGCCTGCGTCAAAGCCCGCGTAGTCGACGATGAAGCCAGGCGCAGCGCCTTCGGTGGCAATGGTGCCGGCCTTAATTGCGGTTCTTGCTGCGACACCGGTGACACCAGGCGCCCCCTTGGCAAAAGAGCCCACGGCCTTAGCGGCCTGGGTCAGCGGCTGCACTGCCCTGACCGCACCTGCGACCGCAGGCACACGCATGGCAGCGGCACCACCCATCCCCAGGGCCCTGGACGCCAGGTAAAACCCCATGGCTCCTTGAATAAACCCGCCAATGAGCTCTTCTGTCGGGTCCTGATACTTGATCTTTGGCAGGGCCGGGACCACCCCCAACAACTTGGCGTCCGGAGCACCAACGGGCCGAGGCCGACCCATCTTTTCGCTGACGACGTCAGCCGGCATGTTGCCCAGCACGCTTTGGGCCAGGTTCCGGGCCGGGGCAACAATCAGCCTGGTTGTCGGTGATGCGTTCTTGCTGATGTCTTGTGCGCCACCCGTGTAATACGCCCCAAGCGCTTTGCCGACGTCGCCGGTACGCATGAGCGTTTGACCAGCAGACACAAGGCCAGACAGTCCTGCCGCCTGCAGGTCCCCAAAGACGCCAGGAACCATGCGTGGCGAGTTGTCAGTTTTCTGGACGCTGGCCGGGTCTATGGCCTTGCCACCCGTCCGGACATGCTCGACCGTGCCGTCGGGGCGAGTAACGAATTGAGAGGGCATGGTTTAGCGACCGGAATAACGACGTAGTTCCTTGTCCCAAATCTGCCTGAACCTTGCGTATCCTGCACCCCCTTGGCCCTTGTAATATCCGGCGCCACCAGTTGCGCTCTTAGGCAAAGCCGCCCAAACCGGTGACAACTTCCGAACGTTTTCAGCTGTTGGAGGTGCGGCGTTTAAATCGACGCCCCTGTTGAGTGCCAGCTGGTAAGCCCCTGTGTCCTGACGGGCTGGCGTCATTGGTGGGTTCTTGCCGCCATGCAGGCCTGTCCAGGTGTCAGGCATGAACTGGTACCGACCAGCTGCAGAACTTGCGATGCCGCCTCTGGGTCTAACCACGCGCATTGGGTGACCTTGGCTGTTGTCGAACGAGCCGCCACCGTAATACGTGTTGTAGCTAGCACCCTCAAAACCACCGGCTGAAATGGCGGCCAGCCATGCCCGTGCGTTTGCGTTGAGCTTTGGCGTGCCGACGACAGGGGTGCCAAGTCTGACTGGGCCCATTGTCGCCAACTCGGCTGCCGCTGCCGGTGGTACAAAGGCATTCATGGCGCCCATGGATGCGTTGCGGATCATGCTCTGGATATTCATGGCCGTCTGCGCATACGGGTTGGCCGCGGCCGCCGGCTGGGCAAAGCTGATCTTCTGTTGGTCCAGCGCCTTCAGAGCATCGACGTCGTCCGGGTTCATCTTGACGCCCGGGTACATCTTGTCCCATTGCTTGAAAAAGAACTGGGACGGCGTGGCACCGTACCCACTGCGCTTGATCAGCAGCTTCATGGAGTCCGACAGGCGCCCGGTCTCGACGTATTGGTCGTGGTTCTTGATGAACTGCTCCCGCGGCATCACGGCACCGTTGTCGACCCGTTGCCTGAGCTGGTAATTGGCAGCCCTATTACCGGGTCCCAGCTGGCCAAGGCCCAAGCTTCTGGCCCAAGCTTCTGGCCCTTCTGGCATCAAAGGCTTCATGCTGGGATTAGCAGGCTTGGGGGCCTGTGACTTAAGACCTTTCGCCCAGACTTGTATTTTTTCGCTAAACCCAACCGAACCGGTGCCGTCGGCCATGCTCTGACGACGGATTGTCTCAAGACCAGTCGACAGCTCAGCCTGGCGATTGAGCAGGAACGCTTGCTCTTTTTGGGTGATGACCCCGTCGCCATCGGAACCGCGCTGCTTCACGGCAGATATTTCTTGCTCCATGATGTCCTTGATGGCCCGAGCGCCAGCAACGCGATATGGCTGCATGTCAGCTGACTGCAGTTGCCGGTAGTTGGCGATCTGTCGGTCAGCCGACCGAGGGTCAATCATGCCGTTGAGCTTCAGTTGCTCGAGCTTGGCGATCTCAGTGCCCGGGTCCTTGTCGTAGCTGAACGACACCTCGCGCTCGACCTGTCTTTGAAGCGGTTCAACGAGGAACGTGGTGGTCTGAGTCTTGGACTTGGTGATTTTCTCCATTGCCCCTGGCCGTTGGTCCTCTGGTAATTGGTTGGCCATGAGATACGACTGCGTGTACGCAGCTTCCCTCTGCGCTGGAGTCAGGTTCGGATCATCCGCTTTGGTGGCCTTAAGAATGTCCACGCCTTTTTCTTCGCCAATAGCCCCGCTGAACGAGGTGACCGACTCGTTGAATGTCTTCAGCTGAGACATCATTTTCTGGGTCAACGCCAGCTGCGCAGCTGTGCCTCCCTTGGCACCCAGTGTCGTGAGCAGCAGCTCTCCATTGGGGCCAGCCTGAACCTGGGTGAAGACGTCAATCGCCTTGCCCATCAGGTTGTGGTAACGCTGCACGTCGGCCTTGCCGTCCTTGCCCATGCTTCCTGCCAGCACAGCAGACGACAGCCAGTCGCCGTAGTTGCCGACAAGCTTTTGGTACTCCTCAACGCCAAGAAACTTCCTGGCATTGGTGAGCATCTGGGTTTGATCAGCGACGGTCCGAGCCACGTCAACATCCGCACCCATGAACTGGCTGGTCAATGCTGCCTGGCCGGCTGAACTTGCCTCATTGACCTTGCGATCTAGGCGCATGCCCATGTGCAGCCTGTCGATCTCACCGTTCTTGGCAGCCACCAACGGCATCAGCTCAGCAAAACCAGCCGGGTCGTTGGTCGGGAGACGGTACAGGGCTGACTTGGCCGCACTGATGCGTGGATCGCCAGGCTCGATTTGGTTGATTGGAACGCCACCGATCTCGGTGATGTTCTTGAACCGCTCGGTGGCCGTGGCAATGTCTTCGCGGAGCACTGCCTGGCCCGCGTACCTGGCCGCGTAAGCCTGCTGCAAGGGGCTCAAGGCCTGCATCTGCTGGTACGCAGCAGCAGCTCCTGCGTCGCCTGCTTGGGCCTGGCGCCACAGGCCGTCCCGAGCCTGGATGAAGTCTTGACCAGGCGCAGATTGCTGCAACTGCAGGGCCGTGGCTTGGCCAACGGCCTGGGCCTTGGCGTCGATGTTTTTCTGCTGCTGGATGTAGGTCTCGCCGAGGGTCGTCAGGACCGGGTTGAAGTTCCCAAGCGCTGTGGCAAGCCGGGCCAAGTCCTGGCTTGGTGTCGGCAGATCCGGCAACGGGAAAAACCTGGGGGCGCCACCGATCGTTGGCGCTCCAACCTGCTGAAACGTGGACACGGGCCGGGCCTGGGGCTGCAGGGCTGGTTCGTTGATCGAGCCTTGGGCGATGGCGCCACCGGACACGTCGGTTGGGATGCCGCCCAGCAGCTGCGCCGCTGTGCTGCGATTCGTGTCGCCGTAGGCCTGACCGGTGGAGAGACGTGCCATAAGTCGTTAAGAGCGCCTGTAGGTGTATGGGTTGCCCGGGAGGCTCGGGGCCGCGACTCCACCGGAATAGTTTCCGCCGCCACCAGGGGGTGGAACCGGAGGGGGCTTGTCGGTCTTGATCTTGTCCATGGACGCCTTGGTGCTCAGGCCAGTGCTGACACCGCTGACGACAGCACCTGCGCCCTGCAAGATGAACGGCAGCGCACTGGGCTTGGCCTGGTACATCGGCTCCAATGGATCCAGCACCGGTTGCATGATGTACGGCTGCTGACTAGCAATCCGGGATCCACGTTGAGCAGCGACACCACGCTTCTCCATTTGTATCTGCTGGCCAGTGAACGCCAGATTCTGGCTGCTGTAGAAGTCGTACTGGGCCTGCTGTCGATAGAAATCAGCCAACAAGTTGTCTACTGAGTTGCCAAGCTTGCCAGACGCCAGCACTTCGCCCCGAGCTTTGGCCCCTGCTGTCGCGCTCTGTTGTTGCTGTTGGCTGGTCGCAGCCTGCTCCTGCATCAACCGGAGGTTCAGTTGTGCAATCTCATCGTTGTACGAGTTGTCGGCCATCAGTCGGTTGATCCGCATCATCTCGTCTTGCTGGTTCTTCCTGAGCGCCTCAAAGGCCCTGGCAGAGCCCGACTGCATCAGCTGGAACTGATAGCTTTGTCGCGCCTGGGCATTGGCAAACTCTGTCTGTTGCTGAGCCGCCTGGTACCCAGTCACGGCCTGGCCGATGCCAAGGCCAGCGGTAGCTACGCCAGCAATGATGCCAATAGCGACCGGTCCGCACATAGCTCAGATCCTCACGAACTCATGGAACAGCCGACCTTCTGCTCCGAATCTGGGATGCGACGAGATGAAGGTAAACCCCATCCACCGCAACCATTTGATATGCACCAGGTTACGGGCATCTGCGAGATTGAAAAGGACCCGGTACCGGAGCTGGACTCGATCCAGGTGCGTCCTGGCTTCCCTCAGGAACCGCATGGAGTTGAGTCGGTCCCGGACCAGGTCGTCGGTGCAAAGCATCCAGATGGCGCCAACATCGGATCGTTGTGGAACGACGCCCCACATGCCCATGGGTCTGCCGTCCCTACCGATCATGGTCATACAGGGATCCCCTTGGAAAAAGCTGTGCAGCAAGGATTCTTGAGGGGTGTTGCCTGAGTACGCACGTACCTCTGCGACGTCCTCCTCCCGCATGAACTCCGCCACATACGGAATGTCGGCAACCCTGGTGGGCCGGGTGTACGCAGACGTCACAGTCGTGCAGCTCGGGTGTGGTACCAACCTTCCCATTCTGCGGACTGGAGGCGACAGGGCAGGGGGCTGGAGCTCACGACCTCAATCTTGGCCTCGATGTTCTGGGCCATCACCGGCACCCTGAATTTGGATGTTCGGATCGCCAACTCACCCAGAGCCACCTCCTGGTCACCGACCTCGAGCCCGGTGTACGGGTACGTCATGGTGTCCCGGCCACGAGGGGTGACCTTGACGCTGAACGACGACGTCTTGTCAAACAGCATGGTCCAGGTGCGGAGCTGAAGTTTGGGCCCTGCGATGACTGCCATGCCACCACCAGGGGGCTGCTCCTTCAGGTACTGGGTGCTGAACTCGTACAGCATGTCGTACAACTCGCCCACGTAAAACTTGGAGTTGGTCAAGTCACCCCTGACTGTCAGCTCGCTTCCGTCCACCGTCGTCGGAAAAATGATGTGGCCGTGGGCCAGGTCGTTATTGGTGGCTTCCCGGCCAACCACAACCATGGAGCTGGATGGAGCTGGGATGTACGGCAGCCTGATGACGGACTGTCGTTCGATACCAGAGCCAGGCAGGATTGTTGTGATGCAACTGGCCTCACTGACTTTGCGGTCCACCAACAGCTCGGTCGATGACCCTGTGTCGGTGACTTCAGCTGCGGTCCGAATGCGCTCCAGGTACACGCCATCCGGGTATTCGACGACCAGGTACAGGTCGGTGTCCACGATGTCGATGCCAATGATTGACTTGTCGGCCCCTGCCTCCCAGTACCCCCAGGCGCTCTGCAACTTGTTGTCCCCCTGGAACAGGAACTTGTAGGTGTAGATCCGTCCAGGCTGGTCCTTGGACACGGCATAGACCGCCTCCTCCGCTGCTGTTGCGACAAGGTTGCACAAGTTGGTCGGCAAAAACCTGGGCACCGACGACGTCACCTCTTCCGATGTGGGCACCGGGCCTGACGCATCTGGCAAGAAGAACTCCCGAAGCCCGCTGTACTCGCCCTTGGGCACAGCGAAGTACATGGTGCGGCCCACGATGATTGGGTCCACAACGTCGCCCATCTCAAAGGCTGTGACCTGGGTGATGGCAGCTGTCTTGGGTGTCAAGGATCCAGACGTCGACTGGCCACTGCTCAGGCGGAATTGGCCATGGCGACTGAAGATCAGCAGCACGTCGGCAAACGCCAAGCTCGACATCAGGAAATTGATCTTGCGACTGCCGGCACTCAGGTCGATGGGATCCGAGTCGACAACGGTCTGCACGGACTCGGGCCAGAACCTGTCGTACGCATCAGCGGCAGACGTGATGACGTTTTCGTCCGCCAGTAACACCAACCTGTTGCGGAACAGGTTCACGTTTTGAATCTTGGAACCAACGAAGCTGGGCAATGGCGCGGTGATGGCATCACCTGCCACCCGGCCAGACCAGGTGAACTTCCGGAACGTGAAGGTCCCGTCGTTCTCGCGCACCAGCACGTGGGGCATGGTGGCCGCATCAAACAGGTACTGGATGCCAGGGGCCACGGTCTCTTGCCAGACGCCATGGTCGAAGCCAGAGCCCGCGTTGGTCACAAACTTCACGTAGTAATCGTCGGCCCCAGTGGCAGCGGAGCCAATGACTTTGACAATGAACCCGTGCTCGGCAATGGTCGGCAGGTCGCTGATGACGTCGATGGTGCCCTTGATTGGCACGGTGGCCAGGCCCGTCTTGGTGTCTGAGCTGCCAAGGGTGTAGTCGGCGCCGTCGTCTTTGGTTATTCGCACGACGTATTGACCGGTGCCATTGGTGATGGTCCAGCCAGCCCCCAGTGCCGCAGTCAGTGATGCCTTGAGGGCAGCAGCAATCTCAACGGTGCTCGGGCTGTAGTTCGGCTCATGCACGACGGTGCAGTTGCCAGACGTCGTGCCGCCAACGGAGTCCGTGTACGTGAACGTGTTGGCTCCCGTCACCGTGATCGTGAAAGTGCCAGCCGTGCCAGAGCCACTCTGGAAACTCATGTCCACCTGGTCCCCGGTAAACAAGCCGTGGTCCGTGGCTGTCACGGTGACTGTGTTGACGCTCCTGCTGTAACTGGCGGACAAGCGCTTGCCACCAGCTGGCAGGGTTGTGTACGAGACCGTGGTGGCGTTGACGGTGATGCTGTACGTGGTGGCGTACTCAGCAGACCGGATGAACACCATCGACTTGGTGCCCCAGGTGGGCGACGTCGTGGCTGACATGGCCACCGTCGTCTCCCGGTTCACGATGAACGTGTAATCCGCCACCGATGCAACTCGGAACGTGGAGCTGGGCTCACCAGCGATGTCGAGGTACGACGTGCCGTCAGGCTTGCTCACCGTCTTCACCGATCCGTCCAGGCCAAAGACTTTGATGTCGTTGTCTTGGATCAGGACCAGATACTTAATGGCTCCGTCCCTGTCCACGATGGTCGTGAACGGACGGGTGGTGCCGGCTGAACCGGCAAACAGCTTGGCGATGTAGTCACTGGCCGAGCGCTTCTTCAACCCCTCCACCGGGCTGGGCATGCAGTTGACCATCTGCTCGCACTGAGACGCCAGCCGCAACGCTGCCGGTTGCTGGCTGACCCCGTTGATCAGGTTGGGTATGGAGCTACTGATCAGTGGCATGGCTTAGCGACGCAGGGCCCAGGCTGGCTTGTACGTCATGAAAACATCTGTGTGGTTCGGATTGCCACGCAGCACGTTGTGCTCGCCACGGGTGGTTTCCTCTTCAAGGAACAAGCTGCGTGCCTCGGCTTCAGCAGCAGCGTTGATGCGCGACAGGTCGGCTGAGCCCAGGATCGCCTCTTGCAATGACCGGCCAGCTTTGACCATCACGTACTGGTGGGCGTACTCAGGCAACTCCTCCCACTCCAGCATGTACGTGACGTCAGCACGCAAATCTTCCTCAAACTCGTAGCTGCCGGCCCTGCGGTCGTAAAGCCTGGACCCGCGCTGGATGACGTCGACATCCGGGTAGTTGTAAGGGTCGACCTTGACCCGGCTGACGTTCGAGCCGACGCTGATCTCATTTGTAATGGCGTCCTTGACCAGCAGCCGCTCGTAGTCGGTATTGAACGACCAGCCCTCTGACTGAACCCTGCGACTGGTGTCGTTCAACATGTCTTGCGCTTGCTGGGCCAGGCCGAACTGCCCATCAAGGCCGTTGACTGGCGCCTCACCCATCATCTGCAGCACCGCATTCACGGCTTCAAGAAACGTGGTGCGTGCAAGCGTCATGGCGAAAGCCCAAAGAAAAAGGGGGGAACCGAAGCTCCCCCCATATTGGCCGCGATCAGCTGGTAGCGGTATAGATCTCGATTGCGCAGTCGGGGCGAAGGACGGCGGTGCCCAGTGCCATGGAGGCAACCATGAAGGTGCCTTGCCACAGAGCGTGCACGTCAGAGCCGGTCTGCTCCATCTTGAGATCCATCAGCTTCACGGTGCCGACAGCTTGCTTGTTGAAGGCAAGGGCGACGGAGTCAGTGAAGTTGGCGGCGTAGTCGTTCTGCTCACCGGTCACCGCAGAGCGGTTGGTGGTAGGCAGTTGGTTCGACTTCAGGATGGTGATGCCA